GTGCCGTCAGCCCATAAAACGGAGTTGGCCGCTCCTACCACAAGCTCATCCCATTTGGGGGTGGAATTGCCGTAGATTAAGGAACCACGGGAGACTGTTTGGGCTACGGAATCTGCCTTAACTCCATCCAGTAAATTAGCTTGTTCTACATCAGTTAAAGTTTTAGAAGTAATTGTTGCGGCTATCTGATCGCCAACCACAATTGATCGTGCCGTAGAACTCTCTTGTGCTCTAGTAATTGTGAAAGTATCGGTTGAGATATTGGTTACTCTAACTATCTCGGCGTTTGTGGTTGAGGGATCTACTCCTGTAGGCCAAACTGTGCAGTTAAAGGGAACAGTTGGGAATTTAGTACCATCGCCTGCGGCTACTACTAAAGAAGTACCGCTATCTGCTGGCGATGGTGCGGTGGCTACGGTAGAGTAGGAAAAGTTCTTGTGCGCGTCTATTGCCATAACATAATTCTACTCTATTCCTATCGTTCTTTCTACTTTTTTTCCTTTTAATCTACCCTCAAAGCCAATAAAGTACATTATTTCGCTTCCGCTGGGTATATTACTTAATATTTTACCAGTTTTTAATTCGTAAGTGGCGGTGGTGTGTTCTCGATGTCGTCTATAAAAGATAAGTTTCTTTTTACCTAATATATCTTCACCAACCTGGATAGCTTTACCTCTAATATGGAATAGGCCGGTTATTAAATCGACTGTGTATCTTTGGGGTATTACATTTACTTGAGAGATTAGTGTAAACTGTGCGACTTGATCTAATTTTTGGGTAATGTCATAAAAACACGACCTTTTAGGGTCGGTAATAGATATATCTTCTTTGTTTTGTTTGTAGACTGTGCCGTCCTTGAAGGTGGCTTCGAAAAGGTACTTGAGCATTTTATTGCCTCTCTGCCTATTGTATTAGGCTAATCTGTTATGTCTTCAATTATTGATTCAGCTTCTTTGCGCGCTTCCTCTATTTTTGCTTGTTCTTCTGATAAAGTATTAGCTTCCTCGTGTTTATCTATTAAGTTTTCAATCTCAGCTGTGATTTTACTCGCGGGGAATTTAATGAAAGAGTTGTCTTCGAAAGTAGCTACAATCTCACCGTTATTATCTACGGTTAATTCGGCTGGTTCCTTTTTTTGTGTATTTGCATTAAATATAAGTTTGGTAGCCATTTTAGTTTTCGTTGTATTGTAAAGTCAGGGTAACTTGTGCTGTATCCCCGGCTGCTGCCGAACCTGTAGTTTGTAGTTGAGTTGTTAGAAAGTTGGTATAGGCTGGAACTGTTGAACTTGAAGACGCTTTACCAGTTGCTTCAGGACCAGTAGCGCTAAAGAATACCGCTACACCCGAGCCTATTGCTATAGCTGCCGTCATATCAGTTGTTAAGTTGGCGTTTGTAGTAGTAGAGGGTGTCGTATAAAGAAGCCTGTCGCCATCACCGGTACACGCTGGTGTACCTTTTAGCGTTAAACCTGTACCAAAGGCGGTTAATGTATGAGCAAATAAACCAGCAGATACTTGATTGTATGTTCCTGAAAAGTGTCCGAAAGTCCAAAGTTCAAAAGAGTTATTTCCTGCAGTAATAGGAGCAGCAGAATAAGCTGTACCCTCTGTATCAGTATTTTTCCAGTTATTAACAGTTACTCCACCAGTACGGGTTGTACCCTTTGTTGGCGATCCTGTTTGTGTTCCTGTATCACGGTCCCAAGCAAATGTCGCTGCCATATAGTTTTAATTATCTACTAAATAAAATAGTTTTGCAATAGTTATTCTCTACTTGGAATGATCCCACATTCACAGTTAGGATGTAAAGGTGGATTTTCTATATTCGTATAGTTTATATCCAAAAGCGCATCCCCAACACTAAGTTCATCTCCCAGATTAGCAAAATTCTCATCTAATCCTACCTTCGTTCCATCCAGCTCTGCACAAAAAGCACAAGCATCGGGGTTTGCATACCATACCATATAGGTAACAAAGCCTGTTTGTTTGTAAGCCATCCGGGTAGCGGCGTTACTGGCTCTTAGTGTTTCCGTTCTTGAAAGTCTCTCGGCGCGCCAGCCTCTAACATCGCTATCGTAAAATCCTGATAATTCCTTTGCTATTGCTTTTACACTTTTTCCTTCTTGCAGACCATCAACAATTATTGAACCTAGTGATTTAATAGTCTCATCATTAAAGCGATACTGCATTTTATGGAGAGCATCTTTAATATACTTTTGTACTTGTGGGGTTAGTTCAAACTCCAACTCATCTGCCCCGGCAAACTCTAACGCTAGTTGTCCTTGCTCGTCTGCCAAGTTTAATTCTATAGGCAGTAAAGAAGCTTCAAAGGCTTTTTCTGCTTCTCTAAGGTCAATCAAGCCATCCTCTACCGCTTTAACCACACCCTTAGTTCCTTTAGCGTTTATTTTCCGCCAGTTCCTTAATACCTCGGCCTTTTGATCTTCTAATACGGGAGCTAAGGCTTTCTTAAAGCGTCTTTCGTATAGTCGTTGTTTTCTTAAAAGGGAAAGTCTAAAGTTTTCTTTTACTTCTACGTCTAGATTCTTTTTTTTTACAGTTTTAGTAATAGTGATATGCCCTTTGGCTTCTTCTATTTGTGGGCTAATTGGCTCCGAGGTAGTTTCTTCGTCTAAGGGCATTGAATTAAATAATACCCTTAACTTCTCACCCCCCTCGGCATCTTCTAATCCATATTCTTGACGTATCTCATTTCTGGTAAGCCAAGTATCTACACCGGCTTTTCTTTCTTCTAGCTCAAATGTTTTATCAGCCGGTATTATATTTTCGTGGGTAACTGTTAGCTGTTCGGTGGGATAGTATCTTTTAACTAGTGTTTGTAAGAAGTTATCTATCAAGTCCATCTTTGGCTCGATAGTCCGTTTAGCAAAGATATACTCAAGGGTTTCCACACTAGCTCTGCCAAATCCCTGACCTGTTTCCTCACCTAGTAAAGCCTTGGGTACTCTAAACATTCTCAATACTTCACCTACAGTTAAATCTTTTAGAGCTTGCATATCTATCTCATCAAGCCCTAGAGATGTTTTAGTAAAGCTAATCTCACTTTGTCTGATAAGAGCCGTCTTGCCGGCGTTCTTTGTACCTTCGTATTGCTCACGCCATTTTCTTGAGAATATCTTAAAATTCTCTTTTGATATGTCCCCTTTAACTGAAATAATACCGGCAGGAGAGGCGTTATTCTTAAAGAAGTTCTTTGTAAATAGCCTCGTGCTTTCCTCAGTCTCGATATAATCTATAGCCGCTTCAACGATTCCATAGCCTCGATAGGGGTTGTTTGGATTAAAGGTTTTAATATGACCTATCTCCTCTGCTTTAAATAAAGTTTCGGTTCCATTAGCTTTTCTTAGGCAATAACCAATAACCTCGCCGGTGTCATCAATCTTTAGACCCATCTTATCCGGGGGAAGTAGATATATCTCGGAGCCTTTAGAAATATTGGGTTTGCCAGTTAAACTACCGATAGGTATATACCAAAAGGATTCGCCGAGAATATCAATGTAGGTTTGGGTAGCTTTGAATAAATCGAACTGGGAAACTCCAACCTGTGGGTTAGCGATTAATTCTAAGAAAGGATGGGTGCTGAGAGGCTCTAGGTGGCCGTCAACTTGCCGTTTATTTAAATAGGGTTGATAATCTCCTACCTCATCAGATATTAAATTAACCGCCGCGAACACGATTCCTTTATACTTGCCTAACTTCCTAGTGTCTGCATAGTTACCGAACAGTTGATTAAAAGCAAAAGCACTATCACTATTATCTACTCCGCCAACAAGAGATTTGGCTATATTATTTAAACTTTCGGCTATCCTAGTTCTTAAAGACATCTAATCCTCATTATCAACAAAATCACTTTCTAACTCGCTAGTATCCTCATTATAGTCTAAATCGTCTGGTTCCGAAAGAGTATCTCCTATAACAACAAAATCACCGCCATCCCCCTCCTTTAGATAACTTATTCCGTATCTAACTGCATCAAGGGCGTGGTTCCAAACATCTTCGGGAGTATTCTCTGGTTTGCCATCTTTATTAAGTTTCCATTTATAATTGCGGTATTCTTTTATTAAATTGATAGAGGACTTAGTCACTTTAATCTTTTGATCTTGGACTAACTGAATTCCGTAATTTACACTTCCTGAACCCTTTACTGAAGGTACAGCATTAAGATCATATAGTTTTATCTCTTCAATACTTTTAGGCTCGGCGCTATCACAAATAACTACTGCTTCAGACCATTGTTTAATTAAGGCGGCTATTTGATTATTAGTTAGTCCGGTACGGTATAACTTCTCATCTAAGATATACCCACCATCAAGATAATAGATTGCTATTACCGCCGTAGGATCATTGGTATAACCAAAGTCCAAACCATACCCTTCTAATCTCGCTTCTTCCGGTATATGGTCAATAAATTCCCAATCTGTATAAATACTACCTTCTAAAATCCCTATCTCCCCAAGACCGTATATTCGCCACCAATTCTCTCGATCCTTCCTCGATTCAATAGATATTTTTATTCTTGGGTCAACCGCTTCATTATCCAAATAAGTAAGTTTAAGGAAATCGTGATCTTGTTTAGGTATCACGTCGGTATGTACCCAGAACTCAGAGACAGGGTTGTAGTCTAAGATAATCTCTCTATTACTTCTAACCTCTAGCTGATCATATATTTCGTAGGGGATGTTGTTTACCTCGTTAATAAACAGTACATCACGTCTTGGGCCTCTTACCTTGCCCACCTCGTCAATAGCGAAGAACTCCATTGTCGCACCGGTTTCAAAGGTATAGATTTTATCAGTACGATTATATAAATCCTCACGGTAATAATTATGATCCTGCATTATGTTGAGGAAGTCTCTTAAAGCACCGCGCTTGAGGTGAGGTAGGCTCTCAGATACAACGGAGATGGATAGCTTTTCTCTTTGGGCTTTATCTATGAGGTAAAGGAGAATACCGATTGTCTTACCGGCGGCAGTACCACCTTGTATTATTCTAATCCGTTTGGTTAGACTCTGGATTTTCTGTAGGGCCTGGGTCTTCTGGTACAGCATTTATTTGTCCTAATATGGGAATGGGTTGACCACCACTAGTTATATCTACTGATTTCTTTTCTCCAAACACTTCATGCTCCATTCGTTCTAAGGCGAACTCTACTCTAGCTTTTTTAATCTTACCCCTCACCCACTCTGCTCTAGCAGCCTCAACTCTATTCGCAAAGTCCGCATCGGCTTTTTTCCAACGGATAATAGTATCTTCACTTTTTCCAATATACATACAAGCATATTTCTGTATAGGAGAATCTTTGTAGTATTCTAGGTATTTTTCTTTTTCGTCTAAATTATCCTTCATCTTCTATCACCACTTTAACAACTTTATCACTTTCTATTTTACCTAAATCCAAAACGCTAGTATCGTCTGTGGATAACACTACTTTTATTTCAATATCGTTTGATACCAGTTTTCTACTTTGTACTTGTCTAATTTCCGCTAGGAACTCTTTAATCATTTAATTTTACCATAGCCATATCTTCATAGTTTAATCGCTTCATACTTTTATCTTTCCCGAACTCGCTTCGCATTCTATTTACTTCCCGACAAAACTCTAGCAACTTATTATCATTAAAACCTTTTAGGTTATCTGGTACATATAAAGCTAGATCGTATTTCTTTGGTATTTTTATCCCACCTTTTTTTATATTCTCCTCTGGAACGTATAAGTAATATTTATACTCTGCGTCCGCTATCGCCTCTAAATACCTTTGATACTGGCCTCTCTTGACATAAATCCGGTAATCGTATCCTGCTCTTGAGATATATTTAAGGCTGGTTTTAGCAAAAGTCTTGGGTCTGTTTTTACTTTTAACGATAGTTATTAATTTCATGGTACAACAGGCATCCATACCCCGTTTAATTTCTTAAATTTATACTGAACTACACCTTCAGGCCAAAGTATCTGGTTGTGATCGTTATGGCCAAACTTTGTTTCCCAATCAATATAGTTGGTCAATCCTTGCCGTTTCAACCAAAGGCTTGCATTAACATCTGGCCCCCAGGGTTCGTTATTATATTCATAAGGTAGAGACAAATAGTTATCTTTGCTTATTAAATATCCATAGAACCCACCAGCATCAATTTCCTCGTAACCTTCTTTGGGCAGCATAGTTACCGCTTCGGTTGGGTCGTTTATATTATCTACTTTCCATGCACCAATATAATTTTTATGCCAACGTCCTACTTGGACTCCTTCGATAATACCTATCGTACCGGTATAAAACTGTAACCATTTATCTATATCTAAATTTTCAAAGACTGTATCATCCTCTAACCCTAAAACAAAGTCGGCTTCAAAACTTGCTACCGACTCTTTACTTTGTCTTTTTATCTCGGCTATTCGTTTGCGTCTTTCAATCGGCCTTACTTCGTTAGGTTGCCATTCTCGATTTATCTTTATGGTAAAACCTCGATATTGTTCTTCTATTTGTCCTAATCTTGAAGCTATATACGGATCGTCAATATCTACTATAAAAACCAAATTGATTAACCCCTTTGGATAATTTAATGTTAATAGGTTCTCAATCCAACGATCTACGGCCCAACCTCTTGTAAAAGCACAAAAAATAGTTATGATACCTTGTTGCAAAGTCCCTCCAAAATAGCCGTATATTCTGGTAATAATGTATCCCAACTAATTGATTCTGCTATAGCATCCGCCTTCTTACTTTCAATCAATAGTTCTTCTGGTGTCATATTGGCAAACCATTCCATCTTTTTAGCTAAAGCATCCGGGTCGGCTTCGTAAACTTCAATATCTGTTCTTGCTTTAAAGGTAGTTTTTAATTTAGCTGGTACTAACCATTCTTTAGGTAACAAGGTATTCTGCGGTTCTAAATCGGTCATTATTACTGGCATCCCTACCGACAAGGCTTCATTCATTGGCAAGCAGTTTCCGCCATAACGTCTAGGCAAGACTAGTACGCTCCCGGCTTTATATAATTCCCAATAATCGGCTACCTCATTTGAAAGACCCCAGATAATTCTTTTGTCTGTTGTACGAGACTCAATCGGCACAGATTTTTTTAAACTTTCTGGATCTCTACCAACAATCATAAGTTTAACTTTGGGATCATTTGTTACTTTCAACGCCTCTAAAATTGAGATCGTACCGTTACGGTCTTTATAAGTTGTCAATCCTATGTTGTGTTGGAAAAAGTCAAGGGTTTTAATTTCACGATAAGGTAATAGTTTTCGATCCACTGGAAAATGTAAATAGGTGGTAGGGCCAAACTGCTCAATTTCTTGTATTCGCCAAACGGACGGTACTAGAAATAAATCTGGTCGTGGTAAGTTAGGTATCCGTAGAAACTCTAGAAACTCAAAATTAGGTACTAATACTGTCTTAACTCCTAATTCTTTAGCGCGTTCAAACATCCAATAATTGAGGGGGTTTTCCGCTACTAATACTATATCTAACCCTTGTAGGAACCTATCTACCGTTTCATTTTTAGGAAAACCATAATCAAATATAACCTCAAATTGTTCTGAATCTGTTTGTTTATACCATTCGGGATGAAGTTCTAACTTATTCCAAGGAGAAATATCAGACACAAGTGTTCGATAAGGTTTCAAATGATCGTAATAAGCTCTGGTTTGGTTACCAAGACCATTCGTAGTAGAAAACGCGGCTAAGCCAAGTTTGATATTTTTCATACCTAATACTCAAAATTTGGATCGTTACCTCTAGTATTTAAATCATAACTTCTTTTTATATTTTTAGGATCAGGATAGTAAATCCACACCTTCCAAAGGTTCCAACCCATTATTCCATCAATATTAAATGCTTCCACTAGCTTCCCATATACCCCATGTTCTATAAATCTTGTTTGTTCTTCGGTAAAATACGTTTCTATAAGATGCCTATAAAAAGCAGTAGACGTTAAGTGAGGTCGGTTAGACCACTGGGCGGTTTTTAATAAAGGAACTCCATCAACATCTTCTGGCGTGCCGATCATTAAATGCTTATGTTCTGGGTGGATTACTCCCTCATGGAATAATCTTATCGCGTTGGCTTTACCGGATAAAATTATCTCCCCTAACTTATCGAAGGGTATTGGAAATACCGGGTCAAGTGGGGCATCATGTTCTACAAATAAAATAAGCGGAGTTTTAACTTCGGGTAATACTTTCCAGACCATGCCAGATTGATGGTGGAACTTATCGAATAGAACTACCCTAACATTATGCCATTGATAGTTAGCCAGCCATAGCAGCCTTCTTTTATACTCCTCATACTTACCTTTTAAATCAGGCATTATCTTTTCTTTATCTGGATTTAGGCCATCAACCATAATAATTACTTCACTATCAGGAAGGTGGACTCTGGTATCTCTTATGGTCTGCTCAATATGTTCGGTTGATGGATGTATAGAATAAGCACTTGACGGCATCAAGATCGTTATTTGTTTTTGATCTGGTTCAATTCCGCTAAGTTCTTTTATCTGATCCCTTATTTTTAAGGCTATTACTCTTTTATAATCCTGCCACCAAGCAAATACCTTATTATGTTTTTCTGGATATAAAACAACTTGGTCGCCAATAAATCCTTGTAGGTATTCCCAATTATCTAATGTAGGAAATAACTCTGGAACACCAAAAAACCAATCCCAATATTCTTTGTTGTCGGCTATCGGTATAGCACCGGCTTCTAAGGCTTCAAATAATCTAAAAGTATCGGGTGTCTCTGGCCCTGATGGTGCCGGTACTACTTTAGCCTGGGACATCTTTTCAAAATAATCTTTATGGATCAAACCTTTAGTAAAACCATCTGTAAAAACGGATTCCCCTTTTAATCCATGCCACATTGATATTTCTATTAACCATTTCTTCATTTGCTCTCTGGTAGGGTGGGTGATCTGTCCGGCGAAGAAGTAATCTAAATCCTTCTGTGGGGCGCTGTGAGGCATCAGGACGTGCATTTGAGGAGGATAACCACTTCCTAGCTTATCGTACTTCTCGTGCCTTCCAGGACGGGGAGACATTACCCATACCTTTATGTTAGGGTGTTTGATCTTCTCTACTTTAAAATCTGATTCCTCATCCCCTGTTAAAATTAATAAACACCACTTTAATTTATTTAATTCCTTATTTATTTTTTCTTCTTCCCCTGCTCTTAACCTGGCTGGTATTATTACTACAGCCCCCATACCATCAACTAGATTTTCAATTCCTTTAATATGACTAAAGTCATAATTAATATCCCAAACACGATTTGCAAATACATCTTCAATATACCCTTGATCCCACCATCCCCTATACTTACCATTTTTGTCTCCATACCAAACCACTGGAATCATAAGTCTATTATTTTCTTTAACCCTTCCTCTAAAGTAACTACTGGCTTCCAGCCAATCTCGGTTAATAACCCTTCGGTTGCTGGATAGAATTGGTCGTTACCTGGTCTAACTGTATCTACATCAACAAGTTTATATTTCAAGGGTTTCCCGATTAGTTTTGCTATTAGTTGGGCAATTTCTAGAGTATTGAGTTCTTCCCCACCAGATATAGCGTAACGGACAGGTTTTGTAAGATTGGTTGGGTATGGTTGATTTAATATAAATAATAAAGCATCGGCTATATTATCTACCGGATTATAGAATCTTCGTGGAAATTCATTATTTCGGTGGTGGATTGTTATCTCTTGATTAGTTTTAATCATCTCAATAATTTTTGGCACATACTTTTCTTTATTTTGGTTGGGGCCAATAATGTTATTACTGTTAGTAATTACAATCGGTAGTTTATAAGTATTCCAATAGGCTATGCAGATCATTTCTTGGGCTGCTTTGGAGGCCGAATAGGGATTGGTAGGCATTAAAACGTCCCATTCTTTGTGTTCGTAAGGGCCGTAGACTTCATCAGTAGAAAAATGGATAAACTTTTCTGGTTGATGCTGTCGTGCATATTCTAGCATTTGTAATACGCTTGAGACGTTATTCTCAATAAAATTAACGGGGTCGGCTATTGAACGATCAACATGGGATTCAGAAGCAAAGTTTAAGATGTAATCGAAATTCCCTATTTCCGGTATCGGTTGGGTAATATCGTGGGTTATTACCTCAACTCTGGGATTTGGCTTAAGAAGGGCGGGACTACCTTTATGCTTCCAGGAACAAAGGACGGTAAATTCCCAATCGGTTTTTTCTAGTAAATAGAAAAGAACATTATTACCGACAAACCCCGTTACACCAGTTATTAAAATTCTTTTCATTGGCGCTCCACAACAATTAAACTATTATTAATACACTTAATTATTCTCCCGGCCCATTTTTTAGCAAATTCATTAGCCCACTCACCTTCCATATCCTCAATAATATAAACTGCACCGGAGGGCAAACGAGGATAAAGTTCTTCAAAGGCCATATTTATTTGTCGTGGGTCGTGTTCACCATCGTCAATAATGACATCAAACGGCCCATACAATTGCGAAACTGCTGCCATCTTAGCTGGATCGGTAGCATCTGCAATAAGTACATCGATATTTATTCTTTGATGTAATCTACACTCCGGTAAAATATCTGCTCCTACTATAAGTGCCTCGGGAAATAACTCAGACCAAGCAAATAATGACTTTCCATGTGCCACCCCAATCTCAAACAATCGTTTAATATCTCTTTTACCTAATATTTCTTGATAGGCTTGCATATAGCCGTGATGACTTGAGGCTTTATCAGTGCCGTAGCGTAACCCTACCTCATCAAAGTTTTTCATAAAACCAGTGTTCTTCATTGGGTGCGGCCAAAAACTTACTTTTATATCCAGTCTCTTTCATAAAATCGTGTATCTGCTGCGATCCTACTTTATAATCTTTCTCTCCTAATTCTGGATGGATTGATACCCATACTTTCAAATTATTATTCTTTAATGTATTCTCGGCTCCCTGCAAAACTAACAATTCCGCGCCTTCAACATCTATAGTTAAGGCGTTTGGAATAATCCCAGTGCTTTTAACATAATCATCAAGTTTTATCTGTGGGATTAAATGCCCATGTTCGTGAATATATTTATAAGCTAAGCCCAACATTAAATTATTACTAATGTTATCGGGCCATTGGGTTGTAATTACAGTTCTTTTATCAGTAGTTCTATTACTAAATAACCCCTGATAACACCCCTTTGGTAGCTTACCCGGGTAATTCTTTTCCCAAATAGCTTTAATATTAGGCCAAAAATCACGATTAGGTTCAATCAAAACAATATTTTCTGGCCCACAAAACCTAGCATAAATAATATTGCACCATCCAGCCTCTGTTCCAATGTCAAAAAGAATACCCCCTTGCTTTAAATTTTTCTCCATACTTAGGAAATGTTCTTTTTCCCAATCTGCAAATACATCCCATTCAGCTAGAAAACTAGGCAGAACTAACTTATAACGCCACTGGCTCTCTGGCGGTGGGTTGTCGTGTTCTTTTAATACTTGTGATTCAACCCAAATAACTTCTTTTAAAGGTACTTTTTGCAAATTAGTCATCCCACTTTCCACCATTTGGTGCGTCCGGCCAATAGGCTAAACTATTTTTAGGATTATTAAAGGGATGATCCCAAGCTTCTTTTTGCCACTCCCCGTGATAACGTCCCCATTTCCTCTTGAAGTATTCTATTTTAGGTTCTGGGGGGCTTATAACACCACCCAAATTAATGCTGTGCGCCATAACTGTATCGTGAACATCACAAGGATAAGTATTCCAACCAGATTTTCCTTTGTATTTCTTTTGTATTCTAATAGAAAGATCAATATCATCAAATCCATAAGGTGTAAAATTCTCATCCCAACGTCCTATCTTATCAAATACTTCCCGTTTGAAAGCGGTTAAATGCCAACCTTTTATCTCATTCACCTCGTCTTTGCCTTTAGGGTCATGCTGTAATCCACCCTTAACATTAGCGCTGGCGGCATGAATAACATAATGGTCTGAGTGCCGCTTCAAAACATCAATGAAATCCAAACCGCCAGCTTCTCCAAAGCGTATCGCTGCTGAAAGAATGATTAACCAGTCAGCACCAAGTTCTCGCATCCTATCAATACCCATATTATGCGCACGCATAATGCCTATTCTGTTATCTGGGTTTGTATCATCAATAAAATAGACATTCTGTGCAAAGTCCGAGTGCATAGTTGCTTTGCATTCTTCTAAATAAGGTCTGTATGCGAATGGTAAACATATTACATACTTCATATTTTCCTCATTTCAAATTGTAAATTCTTATTCTCTAATTCCTTAGCAGTTACTTTAAACTTTGCTTTGGTAATAAATCCTCCTGATCTACCAAAGTCTGTCTCTGGATCAAAGAAATCCATACTTCTAATATCAAACCCCCGGACATGGGTCGGGTCTATCCAGAGGAAATCGGCATCCCAGCTAGGCGTTTGTACCCAAAGTTTACCACCCTCTTTTAGTATTCGATAACATTCCTCCATAAAAGTAACAATCGTACCGGGTAATATATGCTCAATTAAATCTTTAGCTTTAATATATTCTGCCGATTCATCCTCAAAAGGCCAAGGGTAGTTATTAAGATCGTGAACTACAACATCGCTAGTTACTGGTATCAGATCAACATTTACCCATTCTTTTGGGTCTTCGATTTCCTCGCCACAACCTAGACTAATCTTCATTTATTATCTCCAACATTGTCTGCATTCTATTAGTATAAGTATTTTCCCTCTTAGTTCGTTCGTGTCCGGCCAAGCGTATCTGCTCTCTTTCGTCTGAATTTTCCAGGTAGTAATCAATTAAATTTTTTAATTGAACAAAGTTATCGAAACTATAAAGCACAATCTCTTTTCGATCAATAAATAAGTCAGTAATACCGGCGATATATGGGGCAATAATAAAACCTCCCCGGCCTGTTACTTCAAATACTCTATCAGAAAAGTAATGGGTATCAATAAAATCTTTACAGAGACTATCGCCTATTACAATCTTAGCACTTGAATAAAGCTGATTAAGCTCGTGGCCTCTGACTGTTCTTTCAGGATAACCGTATTTACCAAACCTATTCCCATAGGTATCTGCAAGCCACTGTACGAGCTTGTGGCGGTACTTCCACTCTGGGTGGCTATAAGTAACCCCTCCACCAACAAATACCACATCGTGTTTAAACTCTTCTACTGGATCTGCCATATAGCATTCATCCTCAAATACTCCTGCCGGTAGATAGAATTGATTAATACCTAATTCTTTGAATATCTTTTTACTCTGCGCGCTACCTTCTGGACTGAAAACAAAATCTGTTTTCCAGAAGGCGCTACCAATACCCATACCGCCGTCTCTTTGGATACCTGCGTATTTATCTAAATGAAAGCTAACTGTTGGTATTCCCATATCGTGAATAGCTTTTAAATGTCCTTCAGTAATTATCCCGGGCCAAGTTCTAGTCCAAAGAAATAAATCTGATCCTACTACTCTATCTACCAGACTATAAACATAAAACTGCCGTGATTTCACAATCTCATCTTCTTGGATAAAGTTTACTTGGTGGCCTAGTTTCTCTAACGATAAAGCGATATGGTTTTCTGTGTTGAAAGATTTACCATCAGAAGCTAGATTTTTTCTATTACCTACGTAAGAAATTCTAAGCTGGTCTTTCATATTAGTTATTTAGTTTTTTGTAATTTTCCTCTAGGTGTTTCAGTGCTATTTTTTCGTATTCAGTGAGCCCACTCTCGGACGACCATTTTTCATATAACTTCTCAATTTGATTCTTTAACTCTTTTTTACTCATCCCTTCTCCTTCTGTTCTAGGGGTTGTAATTTTTCTGAAAGGTGTCTAAAAACATCACTAGGTATTTTGCTTTTTATACCTAAAGGTAAAATTATATCTTTAACTTCCTTCAAAACCTCTCTCCTACCAGCTTGGTGGGCTTTTGCTTCTACTTTGCTAATAAATTCCTCAAACTCCTTCATAGAGGCAGTTCTACCTTCCCAATCACCATCTGGTGGCACTCTTTCCCAAACTTCTAATATTCCATCATCTACTCTAAATTCTTTTTCCCAATTATCCATTCTTTACTCCTTTAAATTTCTACCCAACCATTATCAATTTCCATAACCAATTGTGGTCTATGCCGTGCAATCTCTTTGTTAAGAGCAGTAAGTTCTCGCATCAGATTTTTCCTAATCCTAACAAGTCGTCTATCTTTTCTAAGAGCTTGCTTTTCCTCTGGTGGTATTAGCGCAAGTATGGACACTGCTCTTTCGCTAATTTTAAGTTTAACTTCTTTCATTCTTTACTCCTT